ACGCTGCGCACCCGCTCATGTAAAGCGGGTGCGCACTTTGTGGAGCCTGTCGCATCGACACACGTCGATATGGTTGCGCGGTAGAGTTGGACGCATGGCGAAAACCATTGCAGTAGATTCACGCGGCCGAACCAACCTCGGGAGGTCAGCCCGAGAGGGCGCCTACCGACTCACCGAACGCCCTGACGGCGCGCTCCTGCTCGAACCGGTGCGCGTCTTGACCGAGGCCGAGATAGCCGACCTTCGACGTCGAAACGTCGAAACCGCGATCGATCAGACGCACGCCGGCACCGCCGAGACTGTCGAGCGATCCTGGTAGCGTCGTCGGTAGTCCAGGTGAGTCCCGGCTCAGCTACGGCCTAACCCGCCGGATCGGAGCGGCCGGGGGCCTACGGGATGGCCTGGCCCCGCAAGGGGCAGCGGTTCGAATCCGCCGCTTGGACCTAGCTTCCCCTGATGTCCGGTTCGCGTGGTTCAATGGATGCGTTCCTGAGCCGATCCGGGGCAGCGAGTTTTCTGGGTGTCTCGCTCCGGTAGCCCCCTCGGGGGTGGTCCATTCGACATCCGGCGGGAGTGCAGCCGCTCCGTGTGGCGCTGCTGGTGGAGAGCACGGGCACAGGGCGCCGACCATCCTCGGATGGTCGGCGCCCTGTCGCGTCACTTCAGCGGCTCGAACCGCCCGCCACATGGCCCACCATCGGGCTGCGTCATGCGGTCCTCGGATCCGATGGCCGGCGCGAACCACGTTCGTCGGTGACACCGATTGCACTCCGCGAGCGCCGGCTGCGACAGGTCGAGGTGCGGCGGCAGCTCGGCGTTCACGTGCGCAGCTCGATCCCGTCCTCGGTCACCCGGAAGATCGACCCGCACGCCCCGCAGCTGAACAGCATCACTCGAGCGGTCGCGACCTGGGCGCCGGCATCCACCGGTGCCGTGACCGTGATGCCGTCGACCTGCTCGTGCTCGCACCTCACGCGTCCACCCAGTCGGACACCAGGCGACGGCGCTTCTTCCAGCCGGCAGCGCGCATCTGTTCGTCGGTGATCTCGAACGGCGTCACGCCGTCCGGCCAGAACGCGCCCTCACTGGTGATCACGTGCTCGGGCAGCGGCACGGCGTCCGGGCCGCCTTCCCACATCTCCTCGATGCGCAGCTCGATCCCGGTCAGTTCCTTGGCGTGGTCGTCGCTCATTCGTGCTCCAACACGAGCTCGTGGTACTCGTGCTCGATCAGCCACGCCGACCACGCGGCCTGATCGATCAGCCCGGACCCGCCAGCCGTGCGCTGCAGCTTCGGGCCAGCCTCCTCGTCGGTCCGACACCAGATCGTGAACACGGTGCTCATGGGGTGCGCCCGAACACGTGCCAGACCAGGCCAGCGCGCGACTCGACCACCAGGAATGGCTCGCTTTCGTCGTTCTCCTGGTACGCCAACGCGAACGCCGGCACGACGGCGGTCCCCAGGTGCTCGGTGCCTGCGGGCGCTGGGTGGCCGGTGCCGATGACCTTCACGGACCGCTTCCGCAGGACGGCCGTGCTGCTGCCGGCGAAGTCCTCCAGGGTCCAGACCTCGACCAGGTCGCCGGGCCGCTGGTGGTGGGCGCGGGCTGCTACCTCGACGACGCGGCCGGCGCCGATCTCGTGCCACTCGTCATCGACGGGGACTTCCCAACGTAGGACTCGCTGCATGGTGTTCTCCTGTGTGATGTGGTGTGGTCGGTATTACCGTTAATAACCGTTATGTCACTATGGCCCTCACCCTACCCGGGTGAGGGCCATAGCCCGGGGCGCGACTCCCGGGTGTTACTGCGCCGTGTAGCTGCGGTGTGGCGACGCCACGAAGCCGGGGCTCTCCCCCGACGGTAGCAACGTCTGCTGTGTGACGGCAGCGGACGCCTCCTCCTTGCTCCACCCGTTCGCCATGAGGGTCGCCACGGTCTGCGCCTGCGTCGCCTGCGCACGCGCGACCTCGTAGGGCCCCGGTTCGGCCGGCGGCAGCATCCCGTAGTTCGGTGACGTCGGCGTGTACGCGGTGCCGAGCACACCGATCACGAACAGCGCCCACGGCAGGATCTCCGCGACCGTCGCCTCGACCTGGTCCCGGTACTCGGGAACCCAGATCGCCACGACGCGCTGCGCCGCGAGCGCCGACACGGCCAGCGCGACGGCGAGGATGTACAGCACGAACCGCATCCGTGTTGGGATCAGCTCGACCACGTCCGCGAGCGCACCACGTACCTGCATGCCGAACTCCTGAGTCGTTGCCACGGTCAGATCCTCCCGGCGTTCAGGCGACGCTGCAGCGCGCGGACCGTCGCGGAGGGGTTCCAGATCTCACCGTCTACCACGCCCATGTCGAGGTCGCGCTGCAGCGCGCGGAAGTACCCGCGGCCAGCGAGCCCGTCGAGGTCGCCCCGGTACCGGCCGCGCTCGGCCAGCAGCTGCTGGTGGGCGAGGATGACCCGCGACCCGCGGGCGGCGCGCGGGGCGACCCACTGCCAGCCCGTGGTCAGGCCCGGGTTGGACGGCGCCCACGTGCGTGACTGGGACGACACGACACCGTCGACCGTGGTCCCGAGCAGGCGCTGCAGCATGCGGGTAGTGGCAGACCCCCACCGGCCGTCGACGGTGAGCCACGTCGGGACCGTGGGGCGTGACGGCGGCTCGATCGGGTTGTCAACGAGCACCGGCCCGACGGCGTCGTGGTACTCGCCGCGGTTCAGGCCGCCGAGGAGCGCCTCGGCGTACCGGCCTGGGCACGCTGTCTGCGCGCCCGGGGCATCCTGGTGGCCGCCGGCGACGCGCGGTGCCTTCCACCAGCCCTTGGTGACGCCGTGGTGCAGCAGCCAGTCCGTGGCTTCCAGCATGGGCCGCGGCGGCGTCGCGACGTCGTAGTTCCCGACCCAGACGATGTTCGCCGTCGGTGTGTTGTACTTCGCGATCGCCGCGCCCACCCGGTCGATGGACACGCCCTCGAAGATCAGGCCCGCGGGGGTGATCGGGAAGTGGTAGCTGATGCCCTTGCCGAACCGGGCCTGACCGATCTGCTCGAGCTTGCGTACGGCGGCGTAGTCGTCGGTGAACGGCGGCACGAGGTCCGGCGCGGTAGTCACGCTGTGGTGCACGTACACCTCGAGCGCGCCGACGGGTCGCGGGCCGAACCCGTCCTCATGCCGGGCGCCCCACTCCGGGCGTTCGATGATGCGTTGCTGCTGTTGGGCCATATCGGTCCTCCAGTGTTGGGGGGTGGTTCCACCGGCGTCACAGGGCCGGTAGTCGTCGCCCGGCCAGGTCGCTGCCGGGGCTGGGTGTGGTGCCGCGGCCGCCGCACGCCTGGCAGCGCTGCTGGGCCCGCACGGACACCTTGCGGCGCGGGCGGCGCGTCACCACGCCGACGCGCATCGCCCAGTGCCACCCGTGGCCGCCGCACGCCTGGCAGACCGCGCTATGCATGCGCTGCGTCCAGGTGCCCGCGCGCGGTGAACGCGCGGTGCCCGTCGAGGTAGTCCTCGCGCCGCAGCGTGAGGGTGACGGTGATTTCCGGTGCCGCGGACTCGTGCAGGAGCTTCTCTAGCACGACGAACGCGACGTGCCGCAGCGCGCCGTAGGTGATGAACCGGGCGGCGTCGTGCGCCAGCTCCGATCTTTGGACGATTTCTGTAGCTGTGTGCTCTGTCGCCATTGCAGGAGTATCGCGCCGTGACCTGGGGCGACGGAAGGCCCGGCAGCGCATATCACCCATGCTGTGGCGGTGTCGTTACCTTTCCCGGCCGAGGGTCTCGACCTCGTGCACGAACGCCGCCTGATCGGCCCGGTACGTCACGGCCTTGCCGCGGGTCAGGACGTCACGCGACGCACGTTCCCAGGCGGCCTGGTCGTCCATGAGCCGGGACACGGCACGAACCCACCCGATGGTGTTCTCCCGGTCGAGGAAGATCCCGTGACCGCCCATCGCTTCCCGGATGCCGGGGTCCTTCGACGCGACCAGCGGGATCCCGGACACGGCGCCCTCGACACCGACCCGCCCGTACGTCTCCGACCGGGACGGGAACAGCTGCACCCGGGTCCGGCCGTAGAAGTCGCGAGGCTGCAGGAAGTCAACGAGCTCGACGTTGCGCAGCCCACGGAACAGTTCGACGCCGTTACCACGCCCGTCCTTCACGACGAGAAAGGGGTAGGCCGGCATGGCGCGGGCCATGCGCGCCACGAGCTGGCCGCCCTTCCACGGCGACGAAAGGGACAGGCTCACATGCGTTCCCGGCGTGGTGCGGTACCGCTCCGGGTCGATCGGTGGCGGCACGACAAACATCCACGTCCCCTGCAGCGACATCGTGTGAGCTCGGCGCGCCGCGTTGGACGGGAACCACACCTTGTGCGCGAACCGCAGGCCCGGGTCATCGGTCTGGTAGGAGTGCTGGCACATCAGCTTGCGGCCCGGCAGGCGCTTGACCGTGTCCAGGGCGTTGCCCGGCAGCCCGGAGTTGTAGATCGTGACGTCGTACCGGGTGCGGGGGTCAAGGTCACGGAACCGGCGCACGGTCACGCCCTCCACGACGGGTTGCGCCAGGACCGCGGTCACGAACACGTCCACGGTGTGCCCGGCCGCCGCTAGCGGTGCGAGGAGCTCGACCATCGTTGTCGCCCGGCCGCGCCCGTACGCGAAGCCCTGGACGACGGCGGCGATCCTCACTCGTTGACGACCGGGGCCTGCTCCGCCACGGCCCAGTGCATCCACATGGACGCGGTCTGCAGCATCGTGAACGCCGCGGCCTTGGTGCTACCCGGGGGCAGCAGCGCGTCGAGCTGCACGCCGAGCTCGACGAACAGCCGGCGGATGTCGCGGTGCACGGGCACGGTCGCGTTCTCGCCCTCGATCGTCGCCTTGTGGAACCCGAACCGCTGCTCGATCTCGTCGCGGCCAATGCTCGTGTTGTCGTCCATGTCGCTCCTGTTCAGACGGGCCATGCGGGGGCGACCACCAGATGAGCGGCCGTCAGGGTGTTACGTCCACCAGTCTCCACGGTGGGCCACTGCTCGATCGAGACCGGGGCGCCAGCCACCTGCCCGAGCATCGACGCGGACAGGCCGGGGACGACCGACCCGGACACGGCCAGGCGCCCGCGGGCGTCCTCCCACGCGACCACGCGAGCGACCACGGTCGACGTGTTCTCGTGGTAGGCGCGGGCCTGCTCCAGCGGCTGCCTGATGTCGGCGTGGTTCGCGGCCGCGGTGAGCGCACCGGTGCGGATCACGCGCCCGTCGTCCAGCGTCGTGGTCCAGGTGTGGAAGTTACGCAGCTTGGGGTCCGGGTCGGGGTTGTACCGCTTGCACTGCGTCATGTCGCCGTTGCGGTAGCAGCCCGTGCCGGCGATGTGCCCGTGGATGCGGCCGTCGGGGTCGAATGTGAGCGCTGACTGCTCCTTGCCGTCCGCGTTCCACCGCTCGAAGTGCTCGGCGGGGTACACGACGGCCTCCCGGACCATCGTCGCGGCCGCGGTGATCGGCTCGTCGGCCACTGCACGGTCGGGCGACACGAGAACCTCGGCCTCGTCCTCGCACTCCGTGCACGGCTCGGGCGTCGTCGTCGGCTCGATCGTGACCGCTCCCCCGGCCTGGGGCGACGCCGTCACGGCGGAACGCTGCTCCCGTACCCGCTCCACGAGCTGGGCGGCCCGGTACCTGGTCAGTGCGTCCATCACGCGTCCCCCATGCCGTCGTTGTTCGGTGTGTCGTTCGGGTCGTCGCCGTCGAGCTCGGCGCGCACGTGCGCTTCGATCTCGTCCAGCCGGGCCGACACGGCGGCCGGCAGGTTCAGGTCCGCGCCACGCGCCCCTGACAGGGCGCCACGGGCCGCTGACACGCCCCGCGGGATGATCGTCAGCTCACCATCTACGACGTCGGCGTAACCCAGGTGGTAGGACCCGGCCAGTTCCGGGTCGCCGTCCACCCACAGGAACGCACGCCGCCGGTCGGTGGCACTGTCGTACGTGTCGAGCACCCGCCGGCGGGCGGCGTCGCCGTCCCAGTCCCGATCCCGGGACGCGACAGGCAGCCGTACCGCACCGGACACCGCTGCAGTCAGTGCGCGGTCCACGAAGCCCTCCCGCAGCTTCGACAGGCGGTAGTTCGTCAGGGCGTCGTTCATCGTTCTCCTCAGGTTCGCGCGGCGGGCTGTAGCTGGGAAAAGCCGGTGCGGACGTTCACCAGGTCGGCGCTGACCGCCACGCACTCGCACCCGGTGTGGTCGCGGGGCCGTGCGACGTAACCGTCAGCGAACACGCCTTCCCCGTCGAACAAAGCATCCTTCAGCGACAGGTGCACGGGGTGCGGGAACGGCCCCTGGTACCTGTGCAGCCACCGGTACGCAGTCGGGCCCGACGCGGGCACGAGGCCGAGGTCTCGGCGGATGACCGCCATGGTGGCCGCCGCTAGCGCGATCCCGCTAGCGGCCCGCTGAAAATCCGCTGGGTCACCACCTCCAGCGATCGTCACGACCTGTCTGGACGCCTTCCACGCCTCGGCGGTGCCGGTGGCGCCCTGCTGCTGCGCGGTGACGGTGAGCGTGACGGCGGCGATGAACGCAGCCTGCGCGGCCGTGAGCCCGGCCTGCTCGACCTCGTTCGGCACGTCGATGCCCATGGCACGCAGGCGCCCGTGCGCGCGTTCGATAATGCGTCTGATCTTCGCGCTCGCGGCGGTCGCTACCTGGTCGATCGTTGCTTGCATGTTCGGGATCTCGCCGGTGAACTGGCGGGCCAGGTCGACGTTCGGGACGTCGGCCGGCAGGTCCATGTTGCGGCCCTGCGCCATGGAGCGGATCTTCGCGCCGAGCTTCTCCAGGGCGCGTTCCGCGATGTCGATGATCAGATCTTCGACGCTGGTGTACGCCTGCTCGTCGATGTCGGCCAGGCGTACGGGGTCGATCGTGTGCGCGGGGGTGTGTGCGGCGGTCTGCGGCTGGGATGGTTCGGCGGTGATCTGCCGCACCTCGCCGGCCTCGACCGGTTCCGGCTCCGTGGTGTCCTGCGTGAGTTCGCCACCAGTCGCGTCTGGTTCCTGCACGCCGTCGCCCCACGCGTCCTCGGGGGCGCCGAGCTGTTCCGCAGCCCACCAGGTCTGCACGATGCCGAGCTGCGCGGCCTGGATGACGTCGCTGGTCGGCGGCCGGCGGCGTAGGAGCGGGCTGGGGTCCGGGACGACCTCGACGCGGTCCCGGTCGATCCTGGCAGCCTTCGTGATCGCCTCCGCGTACCCCTGACCTACGGGTGCGGCCAGCGGTTCGACGTGGCCCAACCAGTTGTCCTCCAGGGACGCGTACGCCGACCACTGGTTGGAGTCCTCCAGGCCCAGGAGCACCGACGGCGACATGTCCAGGCCGATCGCGAGCTGCCTGATCAGCTTGTCGATCCGGTCGTGCAGC